TTTTTGCAATAACGTGAACGGCTAACGAGTTATCTACCCATGCACCGTAAACATCTTGGCCAACTTCAACAAGAGCTAGCCCGCTGTTACAAGTCCCTAAGCCAGCTTCAGGGTTTTGAATAAGTTGCATCTCGGTTTTTCCTTTCAGACTGGGTGAGCCCCCGAAGGGGCGGGGGTTAGGCGGCTTCTATAGCGTAGGATTTGGTGTTAAAAACAACGGCTTCGCCTTTGAAGCGTCTAGCCAAAACGTCAAACACAGTTTTAGCGTCTTGCGTTGTGCCAGCAGGTAAGGCGGCGATGCGGATGCTGTTGTTGGCAAAGACTGTGATACTAACCTTGCGATTTGAAGCCGTCCAGCATGATGCGCCGTGCTTTGCGCCGTAGCTTGTAAACTCAAAACCAGCTTTGCGAAGGGTGTTTGCTACTTTGCGACTTGTGATAGTGTTCATCTCGGTGTTCCTTTCAGACTGGGTTAGCCACTTGCTCAACCTCATGTAATTAGTATACAGGTATAACAGGTACTTGTCAACACTTTTAGAGAAGGTTTACAAAACTACATCAAGCGGTGTACAATGATAAAGCCAGCGGGCGCTGTTGTGGTGTGGCTCGCTGGCGACAATGAGAGGATTAACGGTGGAGAAGCCGCTCACAGCTAAACAAGAGGCTTTTGCGCAAGCTGTTGCTGATGGCATGACACAGAGTGACGCTTACAGGCAGGCTTATAATGCTGAAAAGATGAGCGATAAGCAGGTTTGGGAAGAAGCCAGTAAACTATTCTCAAACCCAAAGGTTTCACAAAGGGTAGCCCAATTAAGGGCAAAGCTAGAGGCAAAGGCCTTGTGGAGCCGTGAAGATAGCGTCAAGGTGTTAAAGCAGGTGGCCAAGCTCGGCCTTGACCCTGAAAGCCACGCCAAGGCGGGTGATGCTGTTAATGCGGTGCAGGCGTTAAACAAAATGCACGGCTATGATGCACCTACTAAGGTAGAGCATAGCGGGGGCGTGGGTGTGCAGGTGGTAGCGATGGCCGATATGTCGGCAGTGTGGGGCGATGAAGCTAGTCTGCCCGATTAAAGAGTATTTTCCCCACCAGTTGGCTATGCTTGAGATGCCTGATAAAGCGGTTGATATGGATATTGTGTGCGCCGTGGGGGGCTTGGGGAGTGGCAAGACTAAAGCGGCGGTTGACTTGGGTATGTATATGGCCAGCGGGTTCCATGGAAGCATTGGCATTGTAGGCCATAAGTACCTAAGCACGCTAAAAAGCACGGTCATTAAAGATTATTTGGCAACGATTGAGAGCTGGTGTATCCCGCCCAAGGCCTACACGCACAACAAGGGGGAGCAGACACTCACGTTTCACTGCTGGGGTGATTCGGTGATACACTTCAAGTCGTTGGAGTTCCCCGACGACACGTTGCGCTCAATGAACGCCGATTGGGCGCATATTGAGGAGGCCAACTTGGCAGGGTTAAACGCCTACCTCAAGGTGATTGAGCGGGTAAGGAGACCCGGGCGAAACAAAACAAAGCGGGTAGTGTTGACGCTAAACCCTACAATGCGCAAAGATTGGATTTATGATTTGTTTGTTAAGGGTGCAGGCAAGTTTACAAGCGACGATGGCAAGGGTGGCACAGTTACCGTACACCGTCGGCGGGTGGTATCATCCACCAGAGACAACAAAGAGCTGTCTGCGGTGTATGCGCTGAACCTGAAAGAGACGCTATCAGAGCAGCAGTATAGGGCTTTAGTCTTGGGGGAAGATATTATGATTGATAGCGGTTTAGTGTTGCAAAACTGGAGCGTTGCCAATGAGGATAAAACGCTCGCCTATGACCCTGAACGGCGTATTTACCTAACGTGTGATTTCAACGTAGACCCAATGTGCTGGGCATTGTGCCATATCGGGCGTGACCCTGCTACGGGCTTGGTGCATTACCAACAGTTTGACGAGGTGGCATATGGACCCACGACGACAGAAGAGGCGGCGGATAGGGTAGGGAGTAAGTACCGAGACCATAGGGCGGGTATCACGGTAACAGGCGACGCTAGTGGTACAAACCGAAGCACACAGGCCACAAACCCGAACTACCACAATTACAAGGTGATTGAGCAAGTCTTAGTTGGCCAATGGCAGATACAAGATGTAAGCATAGAGCCATTACGCAACGCCCCGCACGTTGACGCTAGGCATCAGTTGTTTGTGTCTATCGTAAAGAACGCTGCGGGTGATAGACTGTTTACGATTAACCCGCTAACATGCCCTAGAACCTACCATGTATTAACGAATATGGAGTGGGTGACAGGCGGGGAAGGTTTCGCAATCAAGAGCCACAGTAGCAAGGAGATTGAACGAGATGCAACAGGCCAGCTTAAATACTTTTTCCACCCCTACGATGCGGTTAGCTACCTCGTCTGGAAATACAGCAACCGCCTTAAAGACGAAGCGGGGGGACGTAAGCAGGTTTATCGTGAAGAAGCCTATAGGGCAAGGCGGTAGGGTATCGTATCACCTAGCTACGGCGGATGACTTACCAGCTATTTACGGCCTTATAGCAGACTTTGGCGAGAAATACGCCCATGCGATTGAGCCAGTACACCCAAGCGTTGCTGAACAACTGGTGGCTGAACAAAGCGTGTTCTCGTTGACGTTAGACGGCTACACGGTGGGCGCATTGGCCTTTACTGACCATTACCCGAACCTACACGCCGAGATACACCTGCTGGTTAGGCCGTGGGCAATGCGAGACGTGTTACGCTCAACGGCACTGGTTGAAATTGTTACCGCTTTATTTATTTCGCTAAAGCTGGTAAAGTTAAAGGGCAAGTGTCTAGCGCAGCAGGTCGGGGCTAAGCGATTACTTAAAAGCTACGGATTCCGCAACCAAGGATACCTAAAGGGTGAAACAATTTTTCAAGGTAAACTGGCGGATATGGAGCTTTATGAACTAACGCAACAGTACTGGTTAGACAAGTGGATACCACAGCATGACGTTTGGCAAAGAGAAAAAAGCTAGGGCAGCTAGCGACAACGCTTTACAACAGAATCAAAACTTTGGCATGGATAGGCTTAACCAGTCTATGGCCATTAGCCAGCCCAAGGGCTTTAACATAGGGGGTTTAGGGGGAGCGTATGCTGGGATAGATGCCCAAGGCACACCACAAGTCACAGGCCGTATGCCGTTTGGTGATGAGAACCTAACGCTTGCTAACAGAAATATACAGCAGTTGTTGCAGGGCTTTGGTAGTGATTTAAGCCAAAACAACGCCATTACAGACAGCTTAAACAAGCTGATGGGCAGAGAGCAAGACAGCCAGCTTAAAAAAATGTTTGATAACCTGAACGCCAAGGGGCAACTTGGTGGGAGCCTCCAAAACAAGGCCATGAAAGACCTAAGCGAGGTGTTTGCAGACCAGCAGCTCAAGACTGGGTTGGCTGGCTTTGATGCCACGTTACAGGCCTTGCAGGCGTTACGCAACGAGAGCGGGGCTAACTTGGCGCAACAATTACAGCCTATTCAGTTGGCCATGCAGGGGATGCAGGCCAACAACGCTTTGAATCTTCAAAGGGCAGGCTTGCCCATGCAGTTAGCTCAACTCATGTCGCCAGCGTTCCAGCAGGCAGGGCAAACTAACGCTCAAATTGAGATGCAACGTAAGAGTGACTTTGAGACGGCGTGGGATTTTTATCAAAAACAACAACAGCAGTTTGCCAAAATGGCTGGTACGGCAGTTGGCGCGGCGATGGGCAACCCGATGGCGGGAGCTGGTGGCGTGCAAACGGCAGGTGTCTCTGCTGCTGGCTTTGGAGGTTAGGGGATGAGCGCACAACCTCCCTCAATGTTTAGCCAAGCAGGGGCAGGCTTACCTCCTCAGTTGATGCAGGCGTTTGGAGATATTACAAGCCAGCTAGAGCAACGCCAACAACAGATAAACGCCCCTAAAAAGCATCCAGTGCTAGAGGCTTTGGCCTTAACACTGCTAGGTGGCCCGGGTTACGCATACGGCAATTACGTAGGCGGAAACATGGCAAGGCAACGCCAGTCACGCCAAGCAGAACTAGACGCATTAGAAGCGTTAAAAGTGTTGTCGTATAGCGTCAACCAAACCAACAACGCCCGAAACGATACGGCCTTGGCTGGTGTGGCTGCGCCATTGTTTCAAGCTGCGGGTGTCAACGCACCTCAACAGATGGGGGCAGATGGTTTAAACCTGCTTTATAGCCTTAATGCCCCTGCTGTTATGCAACTTGGAAACCAGCAGATACAGGGTGGGGCTGGTGCTGGCTTCAATCAAGGGCTTGGACTTACCCAAATGTTTGAAGGTGCGCCCAAGTTAAGGCCATACCCTAAGCGTGAGACTGTAGCAACTGTAACCCCTGATGGTGGCCGTGTTGCTAACCAAGGTGGTGAGAAGTCCCAAGCACCACAGGGCGATGGTTATGAGTATGTGCCAATGGGTGAAGGCATGGAGGGAAGCACTGGCATAAGAGAGGTGCCAACACAGCAACCCTTGCAAGTGGAGGCTGGGGCAAGTAAGCAACTGCCCATTCCTATATCTCCCGATGTGCAAAGGCAAATAATAGCTTCAACACAGCAAGCAATGACTGGCGCAAGTGGGCAAGTGCCTGACTACGCCAAATTGCCTGCTGAATTACAGGCCTTAATGGCCTTAACAGGGCAACGGCGTTCTGCCGAAAGCCTAAACCGTACCAATGCCAGCCTTGCCCCCGCCTTGGCACAGTCTTTAATTGGACAGCGGGGAGCCTCGGCACAAGCCAGTAGCGCACAAGCACAAGCAACAATGGCTAAGTTGCCTGCTCAAATAAAGTCACTTGAAGCATCTGCACAAGCACGGCTAGCGTATGCTGAATCACAAGGCAACTACCAAGCCAGCAATGCCTTGAAGCCCCTTGAATCTGCTTACAATCAATCGCTTAAAGAGGTGAAAGCCGCAGGGTTGGTAAATAAGCGTGGGGAGATACAGCCCAACAAGGCTAAGACCCCCGAACAACAGTCCGCTTTGGCTAAGTACCAACAAAGGGCGCAACAATATGATGAAGTGTTGCAACGCTTAACAGGCATAACAGGCAGCAGCCAGCCACAGGCGCAACCAGCGCAAAAACAAGCTCTTCCTTCGTATTCAAGCGTAAAGGATAAGTTGTAAATGGTAACTCTTGAAGCCCAAATAGAGGTGCTAAGAAAAGACAAAGAGTTTATTAGTGCGCCTAAAGATAAACAACTTAAATACCTAAAGCAATATGTGCTACCTTCTGTAGATGAAGGTTTTGCAAATGCACCATCTGACAAACAAGACGCTTACATAAATCAATATGTTTTCCCTGCTTTTGCCGAAAATGTTGCCCCACCTCCCCAACAGGCTAACCCTGCGCTGGACTTCCTTGGCCAAGTGGCTAACACGGCTATTGAGACGGGAACTTTTGGCCTAGTTGACCGCCCTATGGCGACAAACGAAGCTGCTATGTTTACAGGCGGTATGATTGGCGGTGCTGTCCCTTACGGCTTGACTGCTCTTTTAGGTGCAGCCGTACCCGCAACATTGCCTTTTACTTTGCCTATTGCAGCAAGTTTAGCTGGGGCGCAAGGGATTGGCACTGATATTAGAGACCAGCTAGACGCTGGGCGGAGCATGGATGAGCTAAACTTAGGGCGTACGGCTTTCCGTGGATTAGCCTCATCAGGTGGAGCTTTAGCAGGTGGAACGCTTGGCACAACATTGCTAAGAGATGCGCTAATCAACGCTGGCTTTAACGCTGGCGAGGTAGCGGGCGTTCAGGCACTTGAAGGGCAAGCCCCTGACCTTGGCCAAATAGCTAAGGCAGGCGGTATGGGGGTAGGTGGTTCGGTAGCAGGCCGTGGCCTTAATGCCCTTTTAACCGTGCGTAACCAGCAAAAAAAACAAACCCCTAGCCAATCCCCCAAAGAGCCACAAAACTCTATGCTAGAGCAGGCAGAGTCACCACAGAAACAACGCTACAGTGACGACGGTATGAGCAACAGGGCTTTAGAGGATGTGGCCGTACTAGCCAGCCAACAAGGCGTAACAGATAAAGACGTGTTAAAGAGTGCCTACGCTCAAAGAAACGTTTTGCTAAAAAGCACAACCTTGTTAAAAAAGCAGGGGAGAGAGGATAGCTTAGAATACAAAGAGCGGACAAAGGCACGGCAAGCTATTGAGCGTGTTATTGAGACTAAAACAGGCGAAAAGACACCTAAAAAAGACAAAGACGTGACCAAGCTAGGGTATGATGCAACGCCTAAGCCTCGTTTAGTGAAGGCGCAAAAGCAAGTACAAGCCACGCTGTTAAAGCAACCTATAGGCCAGCTACCCGCTAGGCCAATTCAAGCCTTGCCGTCAATGACAAAAGGGCAACTGCGCAACATCGAGGCTAGGGTAAGGCAACAAGGCCAAGTGTTACCGCCTAGCCAAGAGGTTATAGACGTTAAGGGTAAGGTGCGGATACCTCAACCTACCCAAGGTAGCGTGCCTAAGGCTATGACAGGCAAACCAGCCGAACAAGCAAGGGTAAGGGCTGGGGAGCAAGCCAAGGCTACACAAGAGACACAAGACTTTGCCACGGTGATTAAACAAGCCGATGCTGTGCCTGATGATGCCAGTAGGCTAAAGGCTTACAGAAAGCTACTAGGACAGGCGCAAAACAAGCTGATAGCTGACCCAACAAACCCACTAGCCAAGCAACGGCTAGACACGGTGCAAGCCCGTATTGACGCTATGACAGAAACGGCAACCAATAGGCAGGCTGCACAAGCGCAAATGGCTCAAAAGGCCAAAATAAAGCCTGCTGTTGTTGATGAAGATGCGCCAACTAAAGCTAAAGAGCAACCTAAGATAACCCCTAAAGAAGCTGGCCAGTTGCTAACAGAGCTGTATAGTGGCGACCATATAGGGGTGGTAGATAATCAAACGGCGTATGAAGTGTTTAGAATGCTTGATGTGCCTACAAAAAAGGTGCATCGTGATAATATAACCTCATCGGATGTAACCCGATTTGGCAATCAGCTAGTGTATAATGCAAACCTAGGCCGTCAACTAGGGATGCAACGCATTGGTGAAAAAGAAACACTTGGCGTGGTAATAACTCGCTTACAAAAGAAATACCCTAACCTAAACGTAGCCTCTATTATTGGGGGGCGTGTGGCTCGTGACTCTAATGTTTTAGCAGCCATAGCCGAAGATGTAACGGCTGTGCAAAAAGCAGGTGAAAGCCTGCCTGATAGCCTGATAGCCGCTTTAGAGCGTAGCGGGGTAACAGAGCAAGCAAAAAGAGAGGCAGAAATAGCAGTACTCTATGAAAAGCTAGACAGAATAACAAAAGCAGGCTTACAAAACATGGATAGGGCGCAAACGCCCGAAGCCCTAGAAGCAGCTTTTGAGGACTTTGCTGGTAAGTGGCGAGGCTTAGAGTCTGATTTTGAGGCTTTAAAAGATGAAAAAACGTGGATGGATGCCTATGAAAAAGCTGGGGAACGAGCAGACGCCAACCAAGCCCTGATTGAAGAAGCGCAACGCCTTGGGGTTAAGCCAGTAGAGCCAGTTGCCCCTAAGCCTAAGCCTAAGGCTAAAGCCAAGCCCCCAGAAGTTCCTAAGCCAGTAGAGTCTAAGCCAGTTGAGGCAACGGCGGTTAAAGCAGATAGCCCCACCAGTTATAAAGACTGGCCGATTTACCAAGATTTGCCCGATGGCTGGGCGGTTAGTAAGACAGCAGGAAGCCCCCTTGCTGGCCATGTGTTTATTACAAATAAAACAAGCCCATTGAACCCAAGCCACAAACGGGCATTGATGCCTGTTGAGCAACCTAAAGCCAAGTTTACCCCCAAAGCCACAGACGAAGGCAAAAAAGGCACAAGGTACACCACGCCTGACCCTAACTTGACCGTTCGTAAAGGAAAAAAAGGCAACTGGGTTGTGGAGCCAAAACTGCCCGATGGAAGCTATGGCAAAGGGGTAAGGGTAGCAGACGAGGCCACGGCCAAGGCGTATGTGGCTAAAGCTGGTGTGCTAAGGCAGACAGCAGACGTTAAGGCCAAGATTAAAGACCCTGTAAACCCTGCCAACATCAACGCCAACGCCTCAAAGGTTGATCAGCTCCTCCCCTTAGTGCCAGCGGACAAAAAGCCACTGGTTAAGGCGTTTTTTAAAGCAGTGAAAGACGGCAAGCTGGTAGATATTGACTCCTTTGCAGAAAAGTATGGCATGACGGTAGGGGATGACCCTTACAACAGGCTAGACTACCCCTATGATGCGGATGTAAACCCTACTACTGGGGATATTTTGCTAAGTGGAATAAAGCAAACAGATGGCCAAAATCGTTCTCGTTTGCTAAAAGAAGGCCAGCTTGGCTTTGTGCAACGTGATGGCGTGTTGCAGATACCCAAAGATACCGAGGTTAAGAGTGAAATAACCAAAGTAACGCCTAGCGACAAAGAGGTAATGTACCGCCCAAGTTATGAGCCTGATGCCGATGGTAAGCCTCAACTGGTAGTAAGAGACCGAGACGGCAACATTGTTGAGCAGGTAGAGGCCGATAGTGTACCTATAAGCAGTTGGTTGGCTAAAAAGTTATTAGACCAAGCCGAGTTTAGCACTGAAGAATTAGGAATGGCTGGCAGAGAACTCTTAACCTACCCTGACAGAGCAAAGATTGAAAGCGTTATTGCCAAGTTTCCAAAAGACCAAAAAGACGCTTTGCGTAAGTTGTTGACAGGCATGAGGTGTATGCCATGATGAGTTTTTGCGACCCTGATGAAATAAGCGGGATGTTCCATGCTGCTATGGGCTTAAAGCACAGGCCTGACTTAACAGACCGTGAACACGCTGTGGGGCTAAACAAAACAACTAACCCTGCTAAAAACCAAGCTGGGTATGAAGAAATGATGAGCCTATCATTGACTCAAAACCCTGCGAACAACACCCGCTATACCGATACAGCCTTTGACGAGGCGGTAAAGATGCAAGGCCTACAGTACAACAAGGGGCAAATGGCTAACTGGGCGGGGAGGGCAAGTGACTTTTTGGGCGAAAAGTTTATGGCTCCGATTAACAGGGAGATAAATTACTGGAAAGAAACACTAGACCCTGACCAGCTTAAAAGCCGTAAAGGGCTTAAAGAGAGCTTTGTTCGTGATGTTGTGCCTGAAATAAAGCAGATACGGCTTGATATTAAAGACGCATGGCGTAACAACAACTACGGCAAAACAAAAGCAGACAAGGCTAATATTAACAAATCCCTTGAGCCTTACGGTATTGAATGGAACCGCACGAAAGAAGCGGTGGAGTACCTAGAGTACCTAGAGACAGGGCAACTTTACGCTGACCATAGAAACGACGTTGGCGAAGCCTTTGACCGCATGGCAAGCGCACAAGCTGGCTATAACGTGGCTTGGACGCTGTTTAACATGGGTGATTTTCTCAAGGTGGCTTCTTATGGCGTAGGGCAAAAAGGCTACGGCAAAGGGACGGTAGCGGGCTTTAAAGAGCTTGCCGAAGGCTTTATGAGAGACGTTAAGACTAGAGATATTGCTTACGGTGGAGCTATGGGCAAGATAAAAGGGCTTGAAGCACCTATAGGCGCAACAGAGCATCGCTTGGGTATGCTTGACCCCTTCGCCCTAAGCACTAGGGCTATTGAGCGTTTTACGACTGCTAAAGCGTTGGCAATGGGTGAGAACCCACTAGAGGCGTTGGGCAAGGCTGCTTTTGTGTTCCAAGAGCATGATGTGCCTGCGATTACCTACAAGGCAAGGCTTAACCCCACAGGCAATAAGGCCGTGGTAGGGCTTGGGCGGTTTGTGCTATCAGAGCTAAACTACAACCTAACGAACTACGATAACGTGCTAACAATGGGTATAAATGCGTTACAGGGCAAAGCCCCTACACAGCAACAAAAACGCCAAGCCCTTGAGTTTGTAACACACTCCGCTCTTAAAGCCTCGTTGTTTGGCACAAGGGCTATTCTGCCCACCTTTGCTTACAATGCCCTTAATTCTGCCTTAGGTGAGGATTATGAGGAGTTGCTGAACTGGGGTGTTGTGAACGCCACAGGGGATGGCCTCATAAAGCTGGTTGATGAAGATGCCTCGTTTAGCATGGCCGAAGCAATGGCTCCGCCTTTGTGGTTTTTAGGCGCACGCTCTAAGCAACTGGCCGATGCCTTTAACGCTATCCCTAACACCCTAGACAAGCTGGGCAAGCAAAACGAAGAAGGTGAGCTAGACCTTGGCTCTGCTATTGAGATTATGCTCATGGTAGGCACTGTGTCGTCTGCGATACCAAGCAACCTACGCATGGCGGCTGGCCCCGCTGGCGTGCTTAAAAAAATTGACGATAGCCCCTTTGGTAATGCAATCCCTTGGCTTGAAAATAGACAGATGCAGAACGTAATCAAAGCCTTGATTGAGGACTTTAGGGAACAAAGAGGTACACCTGCTGCTTCTGTGATAAAAGAAGGGCTACTTGGCAAGCGGATAGTGAAAGATGAGTAAATGTGATATGCTTTGCCTAGCTAAAGAGGATATTCAATGCCAAGCATTAACATGATAAAAGAGCTTAGCGACGATGACTTGCGTACGCTAGTAGAGCAATGCAACCAGTTTAAGCAGGCTGTTAAAGACCACTCACGAGAAAAACGCAATGTGCAACGCCGTTGCTACTCGTATTTTATGAGTGAGTTACAGGACGGTGACTTGTTACCCGAACCAAAGTTTGCAGAGGGTGGCGAATATAACGCCGAGGCAGAAGGTGGTACGCAACGGCCTCAAGTGTTTTTACCTGTGACCCGAAGCACGGCTAAGATGCTGTATGCTCAACTAAAAATGGCTTTATTCCCCAATGACACTGACTTTTTCCGTGTGTTTGGCAAGACGGCAGAAGCGGCTCAACTAGAAAATGACTTAACCACTGCCTTTAAGTGGCTGTTTAAGCAAAGCAACCTTAGCGAAAAACTATCCGAGAACCTTATCAACGTGATATGGAGCGGGTTTTGCGCCACTGTGCCTACTGTAGACACGCAACAAGTGGCCGAATGGTCGGTAGTGAATGGCCAGTACCAAATGGCTAACGTCACGCTTGAGCCGTCTCTGTGTGTGGATGTGTGTAACCCCTTGGATTTTTACCCTGACCCTGTTGCTAAGGATATTAACAAAGCAAGGTGGGTGTACTGCCAGCAAAAAAGCTACCAAGATATGCTAGACAAGCCTGATATGTATAGCAAGCTAGAAGAGATTGAAAGCCTTGTGACTAACAGGGGAAGCGAGCGTAGCGTTAAAATGGAGCAGGAGTATAACCTCTCTGCTGCCAACCGCTTACAGCAAGACTTTAACGACACAGACGACAGGGTAGACTATGACCTGTACTATTTCCCTGTGCTGCCCAAGATAAAGATGAAAAACGGCCAGCCTTACCGTAATATGCTGGTGGGGGTTGTGGCTGACCAAGTGGTGACACGCTTTTACCCTAACCTGTACCCAATGGGGCTAAACCCTGCGGTGTACGGTAACTGGATGCCTGATATTGCCAGCCCTTACGGAACGGGGCCAGTTGAAGATATTATGCCCCTGCAACGGTTAATCAACTTTATTTTTAACCATAGCATTGAAACGATGGCACGAAGTGGCAATCTGCTAGCGGTAAATAAGCAGGTAGATATTAGTCAAATAGGCAGAGCAGGTGGTCTGCTAAGAACAGAGGGTAGGCCAAGCGAAGATGTGCAACTGTTAAACACCGAAGATACCGAGATGAATACGCTGTTTACGGCAATGGGGTTAATCAAGGCCGAGGCGCAAACCCTAGCGGGCTCAACGCACCCTTATATGGGCATGGCCAACCAAGACACGCAAAAGACAGCTACCGAGTTTAGCATCATACAAGACACGGTTATAAGCGTGTTGAAAGAAGTGACACAGCATATTGCTGAGACGTTTATGCAACCAGTGCTAGAGCGGTTTATGTATCTTGCAGCAGAGTATTTTGGGGATACGCCAGTGCAGATACGCATTGATGAGGCTGAACAAACCCAAATACTTGAAGTTAATTTAAGCGTGCTAAGCAAGATTAAAGACCCTAACAACCCTAAAGCGGTGGGACGTGGTGATTTCACTATGGAAATGACCAGCGTCAACTTAGCCGAAAGCAAGCTGGCTGAAAGCAATAGCCTTAAAGAGCTGTTGCAGTTGATGATGGGTAGCCCTGAAATTGGGGCTATGGCAAAGAATGGCATGTACCCATTGTTGCAACGCTTGGCCAAGCTCAACAATATCAATGACTTTGACAAGTTTATGATGACCCCAGCAGAGCAAAACGCCAATATGAATGGCCAGCTTGTGCAGGTGCTGATGCAAACCGCCCAAGGTTTAGCCAGTGTTGAGAATCCCCAAGCCCAAGGGGCAGCCGAACAGATTATGCAACTAACCCAAGTGCTAGCACAAAGGGGGGCATTGCGTGACCAGCCAGCTTAAAGAAACCGCCAAGCTAGCCTTTGATTTAGTGCTTACACCCGCATGGAAGGTGTGGCTAGAACCGTACCTACAGGCAGGTAGCCAACCCCGCCCTAGAGGCTACCTGCGGGGGCTAGAGGATGCCTTAGCTGCGAACTATGAGCTAGGCAAGGCCGATGGCATAAAAAGCGTTTTGGCTGAGGTAGATAAACTCGCAAAGTTACATGTTAGTCAACAGAAGTCACTTACACAGCAAGCAGAAAGGCAAGCAAAATGAGCTTTAATGAAGTAAAAGTGGAACAGTTTATCCCGCATCAGTTAATGACAATTACTACTGGCACATGGACAGACACCTTTGCAAGTGGTCGCTCTAGCGCAGTAAAAACTGCGGGTGATACTACTAGCACGATTGATATTCCTATCCCTTTGCCACGTCGTGCTGGTGAGCATGGCGTTAAGCTAACTGGTATTGATATTGCTTACCGCAATACAACGGCGGATTTAGACGCTGTACCAACACTAACACTTTACCGCCAAGATTATGACCTTGTAACTTCGGCAGCGGGTGACGATGTTGTTGCCACAACCATTGCAACCACTGGTAACGCTGTTGTGACGGCTGATGCAGATGACCGCATTATGACCTTTACTGTGGATGAGCCTAAATGGGATTATGGCTCCGAAACACGTTGCACTTATTTTGCTCGCTTAACAATTAACGCTGGTGCAAGCTCTGTGTTAAGTATTTTGGGTGCGTTTGTTAAGTACAACGAATTAACCTAGTTAAGTATTAGCCATTAGCAGATGAAAGGGCAGTAAGCCATGTCTGAACAAGATGACAACTATTATTTTGATGATGCTGAAACAGTGGAGGATGCTGGCCAACAAGCCAGCCCTCCGCCTAGCAAGGCTGCACAGCAAGCCGAGCTAGACAAGCAAAGGTATCAAGCCTCTTTACAACAACCACAAGCGGGTGCTACCCTAGTAGATGAGATAGTGACAGGTGTAGTAAACAAGGTCACTCAACAACAAGAGCAAGCCCAACAACAGGCCGTTATTAACGAGTACGCTCAACGATACCCTGATTTGGCAAGCAAGGCTCATTATATTGCTCCCAACGTGGAGAGACTTCGCTTAGAGGCAGAAAGCCAAGGCAAAAAAGTTGACTTCAAGACGTTGCTAGATACTGCGATTGCCGTTACTGAAAAGGAGACTGGCATGAAGCTAACCCAAGCGCAACAGAATGAAGCCTTACGCAACGGTGCGTTTAGCCCTGATATGGGTAGCGTTCCCGCCAAAGCTCAACAAACAGAATTAGCCAAAGTGCTTGATAGTGATTTTACCGAATTTGCAAAGGTTTGGGACGCTAAAAAAGCCACACAGTATTGAGGACACTTAGATGACCGCTACGACTACAGTAAACTTTATTCCGCCTGACGTGCAGAAGTTTTATGACAAAGGCTTGCTTATGAGAGCTTTGCCTTTGTTGGCTTATTACCAAGGCGCATCTCCTGCCAAAGCTAGAACGATTGGCCGTGGTCAAGGTAAGCTTGTAAGTTACCGCCGTTTTGAGCGTATGGCCGTTGCTACAGGGACGCTTACAGAAGGCGTGACCCCTGCTGCTGCCTCCATTACCCGCTCTGAAATTACAAAAGAGCTGACCCAACACGGTAACTACATTACTCACAGTGATTTGATTACCATGTCGGATATTGACCCTTTTATCCAAGAGTCGGTGGATGTGCTTGGTGAAAACGGTGGCGAATCGGTAGACGCTATTATCCGTGCAACCGTTGTTACTGGTACAAACGTGTTTTACGGTACTGGCAGTGCTAGGAACTCTCAAAACAAGTCAAACCCATTAACTCTAGCCAAGGTGCGCCAAGCGGTAACAAACCTCCGTGCAAACCGTGCAAAGCCCTTTTATGGAACTGAAAGTGGCAAAGGACAAGGTGGTTTTTACTTAGGGTTAATTCACCCTATGGTGTGGCATGACTTGACCCTTGACACCACGGTGCTTAACACGTTTATCAACTCTGACCCTAGCAAGTTGTATAGCTGGAAGCTAGATGAGCTTGGTGGCGTGGCGTGGATTATTACCGATATGGCCGCTCAATTTGCTGGTGCAGGTGCTGGTGGAGCTAACGTGTACGCTACTCACCTTATCGGCCAAGAGGCCTACGGCAACCCTAACGTGTTTGGGACTGGAAAGTATCAAACTATTGTCAAGCAACTTGGCTCTGCTGGTAGTGCTGATGCCCTAGACCAACGTGGTACGATTGGTTGGAAGTCTCACCTTGCCCCTGTCATTTTAAACAACAACTTTATGGCTCGCATTGAAACTGGTGCCAGCCTAGAAGCTATCTAGTTTGTGGTTAGCTGGGGGCGCAAGCCCCCTTCTAGCTAAGAAAGGATGTTATGACTAAGCTAAGAGAAGTCAAAACAGAACTGCCGTCTTTTCAGGTTACTAGCACTGGTAACATGAGGCTTGTGCCACAAAGCCAAGATGAAGTGACGACGTACCAAGACTTAATGAGTGAACGGCAAGTTAAGATTATTTTGCCAAGTAACCCTGAAACGGATAACGTAGTAGTGAATGGAGATGGTACAATAACAAGGGTTGCTGCTACGCCAAGCATTAACGGTGTACAATGGCCAGTGCCAGCCCAAGAGCCTACGGTTGTACCGTGGAGCATTTACAAGTTGCTTGAGGAAGCTGATTTGCAACCACAGATGTTAGCAGGTGAGCAACAAGCCCAAGCCACTACTGGCCGTTGTATTAAAGACGCAAGCTATTAGGAGCAACCACCATGGAAGTATTAAGTATTACTCCAGCTAAAGATGAACCAAAACAAGGGCTTGATGCCATTGTACAGGCTGCGGGGGATGCCCCAGTAGAAGAAGCAAAAAAGCGTGGCAGGCAACCAAAGCCAGTAGAGCTACAAGATGATGGCTTGATTGAGGTTTTTATCAGCTCAAACGGCAAAGAAACTGTGCTAAAACCTTATGGTGGCAAAGACAAGCCTCATATTTACGGTGCGGTTAATGGTATTAAGTTCCATGTGCCTTGCAATGTGCCTGCTAAAGTAACGCCCGAAGTGTATGGAGCCATACAAGGGTTGCTAGAGTATGAGCAAGGCCACAGACACGCCAATCCTGACGAGGCTGTGTAATGGGTAGCACGGCATTACAGATTTGCCAAAGGGCTTACCGTAAAGCTATGGTAGGCCAGCCTTTAACGTCGTTTGGGACTAACCAAAACGAGCCGTTTAACTTTGCCCTTGACCTGCTTAACGACGTGATTAACGAGATTAACAGGCAGGGCGAGCTATGGTTTTTGCTGACCAAAACAACGTTTACCTACGCTGATACCAGCACTAACCATGTGTATGACCTTGGCACGCTTAACATTGACCCAAGGCGCATTAAGCGCATTGCTAGAACACTTGACCAGCAAGGGGCTGTAAGGGTAATGAACTGGGCGGTGTTTAACCAGTTGTACCGCCGTAACCCTTTGATTGACGGCACACCAGTAGCCTACTCGGTGTTTAACGATACCCTAGAGTTTAACACTAGCCATGACAAGGATTATGGGCTAGTGGTTGAGCATTACAAGGATATGCCAAGGGTGACGGCAACCACGGATACGTTGCTTATGCCTGAAAGGGATGAGGACGTGTTAGAGGATGGGGTGCTGGCCTACTTAAAGCAACGGATAGCCATGCCCGATGCCGATACGGCTTATTTAGTATATAAAGATAAACTCAATCGCTTGGTGTATGATAGTAAGCGTAATACTGGGACTTACTTTGTTCGCCCTGCGAGGTTCTGATGGTTGGCAAGCAACTCAAGCGGTATGTAATAGGGCCACTATCAGGTGGGCTAAACACCAATGCCGAGGAAGGGTCGCTTGTAAGCTACCAAAATAGCCAAGGTGTGCCAGTTGAGCTAAGAGAGCATCATAACTGGGTGCCAAAACGCAGAGGAGGCTTATCGCTCCCTTATGGTTTTAGGCAGACAGTAGCCTTGCCTGCTAAGGTGACAGGGTTGCATGAGTTTACGAGAAGTAACGGCGTGACCGTATTGCTGGCCACGGCTGGCACTAAACTGTATAGCATTACAGAAACGCTTTTTACAGAGCTGGCTAGTGGGCTAGAATCAAATGCGCCTGTACAGATAGCCACGGCCTACGACAAGGCGGTTTTATGTGATGGTGTGAACAAGTTGTGGCAGTGGGATGGAACGGCCTTAACGGCCATTGCAGATAGCACTACTGGCGTAAAGGCTAGCTTGTTTGCACAAAACAGGCTTTGGTATTTTAGGGCTGATGCTGAAACAAGTTTGCTTTATTACAGTGACCCGCTAGACATAACAACAGGCTACGATAGCAACTTTGTCTCTTGCTCCCCAAGCGATGGTGAGGCCATTACGGCAATAGCCCAATACTTTGTGCCAGCCACGCTTGAGCCTGTGATTGTGGTTGCTAAAGAGCGTAGTGTCGGCATTGTAACAGGGAATGGTAGCGATGCTAACCCTTACACTTACATGAAGGTAAACACTGAGGTAGGAGTGGCTGGGGCAAGGCAAATAGTGCAGTTTGGCCAAGATATTGCCTACTTGACTCCTAAGGGGGTAAGCAGTTACAAAACTGATACAATGAGTGGCAACTTAACGCATTTTTACTTGAGCGAGAAAATAAGAGACCAGTTTTTAGATTTAGATGCTTTAGGGTTACAAAACGCTATAGCATGGCATGATTGGCAACAGAGTAGGCTTTGCTTTGCTGTCCCTTTGTTTGGGCAAACAGAGCCTAGCTATCTTTATTGCTATGATACAGAGCTAAAGGCTTGGTACACAGAGCAATGGGGAACGCAAAAGATAACGGCTTTAACCGTGTTGCAGGATGGTACGGTGTACCACGGCAATGAAGATGGGGCGGTGTATCTACACCAGCAGGGCTTAGCCTTTGGCAATGAAGAAATTGAGCCAGTGTTACGTACTGATTTTATGGATTTTGGCAATAGCTTCAACAAAAAACGCCTTGTTGAGTTGCGAGTTAAGTTTAGAACACAAAGTAAGCTACCCTATGCTTTGCAGTTGCATTACAACAACGGGTTGATTGAAGGCCAGCAGTACAAGCTAGATGCCGTTAATACCTTGCCTGTATGGGGTGAGGGCGTATGGACAGATGACCCTGACATTAACGTGTGGGCAAGTGCTGGGCTTCAAGAGACTAAGCTCTATCCTTCATCATGGTTTGATAACGTGCGCTTTTCGCTGGTTAAGGTCGCCGATGAGCAGGTGCTGTTTGACGATGCCGAAGGGAGCTTTGATGATTATGCAGGCTTGTTTGACGCTGGTAGTGGTGTGTCAACGGCCATTAGGCCAAACAGCCCTTTTGCCTTGCTTAGTGGCTACAGAGACAGCATTGCCCAAGCGATTACGGATTGCATAGGATTTTTTAACCGCAATAGGGGCAATGTAAAGCCCAATGCCATTAACAATGACGGTTTGCCATACCACGTTTATGAGAACGCTAGCCAATGGCTGATTAGCCCAACGGCTACGACAAGCGAGGGGTTGAGTATTTTTGTAAGGGCTTTAGTATGGGCTGGCGAAGTGGTAGAGGCTGAACGTGTTTTGGCCTTAATTGAAGAAAAAACCTTTTTTAACAACATTGATATGCCCCACTGGTTAGTTGACTTGGTGGGCGGGACAAAGACTCACGCCGTGCGTATGGGCAACTATGATGGAGCGTCTTACACGGCTACGGCTGGGGTGTTTACTATCCCCGCTGGCTTTCCTCATTATGGTGAGACGTTGATACAACCCACTGGCAACTTAGGGGGTGCGCCTGTTTTAGGCATCCAGCTAGTTTGCGACGGCTCGTGTGAGTTTCTCTATAAGGGCTATGACCTACAGCCGATTACTGGCACTGGTGACACTTACACCATAGACAACTACGTGACTACGGCCAGTGGCACGGTGGTTACGCTAGATGACCTAAGTGTAAACGGCACTGTGCAGGTGTACTACTCGTACTTTGATGGTGCAACTTTGCCACAATACGGGCTTTACATGAGCTACCCCGCTTTGTTGAGAAGTTATGACCCTGATATTGACTTGGTAGAGAATCGCATTGCTGCCGATGCTGCCTTGTGGATAGCTGATGCCTACTGGGATGTGTTTCAAGCCACTGGTAAGGTTGAGTACAAAACCAAGTTTGACGCTTTGATGCAAAAGTTGATTGATGACCAAACACTAAACGGTGGGTATGTTACGCCTTTCAATAGCGCACAACGTGGCCTACACTTTTCTGCTATAGCCCTATATGACGAGGCAGGGACACGCAATGCAGAGTTAGACTTGTTTAACAGTTCTGAAACAAACTTTAGTTTTGGTGCAGCGAGTGGAGCAGTCAACTGGACACAAGGCAAGCCCTTCTTTTGGGAGACAGCTTACCCAATGGAGATACGCCTTAAAGGTGATGGTAGTGGTGCTTTGCGATGGATACTGTTTGATGACGATACTAGCGTTCGCTACCGCTACCCTTGGTTGGATAGCAACACTACTGACAGGGTTATTAGCTTTACGAAGGCGGCTTGTGTGTCGTGGAAGAACCAATACTTTGACCCAAGCCGAAAGCCGTTTTTAACGCTGTACACGGCTAAAGATGGCTCATCCACCTTGACGCTTACTAACGTAGTGACTAACTTTAACCCTACCTTTACAGACCATCAATCTGTCCCCTTCCCTGTGTGGAGCAAACTCACGTATACCCATAGCGGGGGCGGAGGCTATGTTATAGCAGGTATCAGTAAGCCCTCTGATACTGGCTCTGATGGCTCGGGAAGCGTCTTTATTACAGTAGCGGGGAGTATCGCTCAATCGGTAGTGGTAAGGCTTACTGACGACGATGCAGTAGAGCATAGCTACACTTTGGCAGTAACAACGACACCTACTAGCCATAGTATCCCTTGGGCTAGTTTTGATGGTGGGGCTATTGCTCATCCAGTGGACAAGGTAGAGCTGTTGATGCCTTCGGGTGTAACTGCTGACTTGTACATTGGCGGATTTTGCTTAGGCAATCGTGAAGTGTTGGCCAGCAATGATATTGACCTGATAGGGTTTGAGACACGGCAAAGCGGAGCAGGTAACTTTAGCATCATTTATGCTAGGACACGGCGCACACAGTACGATGCCTACGATGGTGCAGGGGTTGCCTTGTTCAGCCTTGAGTATAACATCTTAGGCCTAACAGGCTGGCGGGGCCCTAGTTATGCTGGTTATCAAGTGCCTAACCCTTGGGTGTACTACAACCTAGCTGATGCCGTGGAGTGCCTTGTGTTTTTGAGAGACGCTCAACTTGAGTACAAAAAACGCTACGGCTTTATCGGTCCATTTATGCCAGTGTTCTATCGCAACCTTGAAGAAAACGCACAATACGGCACAATCGGCACCTTTGGCTGGGATGGACCCGATCCGAATACCAACTGGGCTGGTTGGCAGTTTAGGGCTATTAGCACGGTAGGCGAGACGTATTACTCAATCTTTAAGACCACTGGCCAGCGGGATGAAGAGGCTAAGTTTATCCTTAACAACTTCATTACTTGGGTAAGTAGCTATCTTGAAGATAACGAGGCTTTGCCTAGTGACTTTAGGACAGACGGCACGGTAGAGACGAATTATGCAAGCCCTGACTTTTGGTGTTTGCTAGGCCGTGCCTGTTTAAACAAGCTGAAAGTGGATGACACAGACAATGCAACTTATTTGCTTTTAGAGCGGTGTTTAATGGAGCTGTTAGAGATACAGATAACCACAGGCGATAGGGCTGGGGCGTTCTCTTATCAGCCAGGCCAATTAGTTTATGTGTTCCACCAGTCGGAAGTGTTAGTGACCCTTGGGCAGTTGTTGCGAGAGCTAGACGCTTTAATCACTAACGCCACGGCTGCTACAGTAGAAGTCTTTGATATTGAAGCCCTAGTACAACAAGGAGGCGTTTTGTAATGCCAGTATCCGTTTCAACCCCTGATACAAGCAAAATCGTAAACGGTAAAGCTAACAACGCTACTCCTGTTGTGGCAGCCCTTAACGTGCTTGCTGGCAATAGTAATGCCCTAAAGGCGGTTGTGGATGCCTTGCTGTTAGGGCGGGTAAATGAAAGCGCAACACTAACCCTTAACTACGCATTGACAGGCTCGCCTACGGTAGATGGTGGCATTGCCGTAAACCGTGGCTCATTGCCTGATGTGTGGCTAAAATACAATGAGTCACTAGACCGCTGGCAATTTAGCAACAACGGTACAGATTTTTACTCATTCTTAACCCCTATTGAGCAGGCACAAGCGCAAAACCTTAACGTGTACCCTATGGGGTCAGCTCCACAGTTTTTAACCACTACCACGATAAGAGTATTCCCCTTTACTCGTATGCTGGATTCAACAGGCACGACAGTAATTGAAGTGCCAAGCAACCGCACCATTAGCACAGGCTCTTTAGGGGCATTGGGGTTAGACAGTGGCACGGTAGCTAGCAACACTTGGTACTGGCCTTACCTGATACAAGGGGATAGTGGCGTATCGGCTTTACTGTCAACTAACGCCACAACCCCTACGTTACCCAGTGGCTACACTAAGTTTGCACGTCTTCCTTGCCCTGTGCGTACTATGCCAAGTAGTACGGCGTTAATGCCCTTTGTGTATCAAGGGTTTGGGACAAACACGCTCACTTGCCTGTACAATGCTCCCGAATATCGTATAACAAGCTCAACCTCAACAGGGGCTAACATCTGCCTTGATAACGGTGCAGCCACAAGTAACACGGATGTAGCCTTGACGCTTGTACCAGTAGGAGCTACCCAAGCCTTAATCGCATGGTCGGCAAGGTCGGCAAACAGTGTGGTTAAGCCTAAGTTGTTATCACAGGAGCAGGTGCTTACCGCTGCTGCTTCAACCGATATTCAAACAAGTGCTTGGGTGTTGCTAGATACGGCTAGGACGTATCAGTATAAAGTTACGGCTAACAATACCCACCACGCCTGTTTAGGGTTTATACTACAGGTATAAGACGCTTGAGGATTAAGCAATGGCACAACACGATTACGTTATAGACAACCAGCTTTTCCCTCAAACAAGGGCGGATATTAACGCTGCTTTGCAGGCAATACTTACACAAAATAGTGGACCGAGTGCGCCCTCTGTCTTTAACGCTGGAACTTTTTGGTACGACACCGTAAACCAAGTGCTGAAACGGCGCAATGACAGCAATACAGCATGGGTAGGTGTTGCCTCTGTTGACTTAACCCCTGAACAGATTGCCAGCATTATAGACCAGCTAGGCGATTTGGCAACGCAAGACTCTGTTGGCGTGGGGGATATAGACCCTGCTGTCGTGGGGACAGCGGAACTTAGCGACGGTGCGGCTACCTTAGCAAAGCTGGCTACTAATAGTGTTGATAACACTAAGGTAGTAACAAACACGCTGGCTTTAGACAAACTTGTTCAGGCTAGTGCTAACGTGCTGTTAGGTAGGCGTACCACAAGCGGTAATGTGGTTGAAGTGCCTTACACAGAGGCAGGTTATGCGGTAATGAACGCTCTTACTACCTCCGTGGCTAGGGGTAGCTTGGCTATCCCTTGGGCAAATACTCGTGAGCAAATAAGAGTGCCTACTTTGGTGATTGATGCCGTTGAAGGTACTTTTATCAAGCGTAACCGTGCGAGTACGGTACGCCAAGGGGATGTTACAAGTTCCAGCTTTAGTACGTTTACCAGAGCCACTACCTCTCTGTATCACGACGCAAGTGGGGTAATTCGCTCAGCTTCCAGTGGCGTGCCTACGTTTAACTTCCCTCGGCTTACTGCCCAAGGGGGGCTTGGTTTGTTTAGGGCAGCCACTAACTTATTGCTGTGGAGCCAAGACCTTGCCAATGCTTGGTGGACAAAAGGTGCTGGGCTTACAGTCCCTACTGTAACCAAGGCGGGTGCGCCTGACTTAACGGCAACCAGCAACACGCTACAATGTTCTGCTGGTACAGACGCTAAGACAGTCACGACAACCAGCATGACCAGCCTTACGAGTACGGACCACTACGGCCTAAGTTTCTTTTTGCGTAAAGTAAACTATGACTTTTTAAGGTGCAGAATAATCAACTCCTCAGCCACAGTGATAAGCACTTTTGACATAAACCTAGCCAGTGGCGTTCCAGTTATCAGTGGCACTAATGCTGCGGATGTATTGGTATTTCCTTTCACTGGCTCTCATAATCATCATAGGCTTGAGGTGTACACTTCCGTTACTATTGGCGCAACAGGGGCAACCGTTGAGTTTGGCTTCATAGACGCAAGCGGTAATACAACGTGGACGGCAGCGGGGACAGAGCAAGTAGATGTTTGGGGCTTTCAGTTTGAGAGATGGAGACCCACGCCTTATATTGGCGCAACAACTGGCTCCACAGTAACACGCAACGCTGATGTGCTTACTTTCCCTGTATCAGAGGAGTGGTATGGCTCACCTACTGGCGTGACGATGTACTTTGAGACTGTGTTTGACCACACTCAAGGAGCAACCGCTGCCGAGTATCGTCGGTATTTGGCAACGCTATTTACTGGTTCATCGGACTTGTTGGACATATTTGTTTCGGGAAATAACTTATCGGTAAGTGGTGAAAACGCCAATGACGGGGCAAGCCTTAGCCAAATCGGGACTTTAGTTGTGCCGACAAGTACACCTGTTAGGATTGCACTAACTTATAATAATGGCGTAATTATTGCAGCGATGAATGGGCAGTCTGGAACTTGGACACGCACAATAACGCCTTCGGCCATGACCACTTTGGTTGTTGGGGCAAACCTCTCATCTGCAAGGAATCTTAACCAACGTCTTAGTCGTTTTTGGTTTGCACCGTTTGCTGTTTCACAAGCTGAACTGGAGGCTATTACACGATGAATCTAAGTTATCACGTAGTGGGCAAGCAGGGCGAGCAAGTGCTTGTCAATGCCTTAGGCGATTTGCCAGCCGAGGCACAACCCTACGTTATTGCAACGCCTGCAACGCCTAGTGCCTTGTTTGCTGGCGTTGCCCCCGATGACACTCACTTCTTGCGTTTCCCCGATTCTGCCACAGCTATTACAATAGCGGAAGCTGTCGGCGTGGTGTTGCCAAATTATGATGAGTAACCACCCATGACAGACTCCCTCCCCGCTATAATTGACGCAGTACAGAGGCTCCTAGAATCGCCCACAACAGCAGGTAAAGAGGCATCGGTATGACAGTAGAGCAACTACTTTTAGACATCGCTAAAATTGTAAGCCCTTGGCTTGGTATTGGCGGGGGTATTGGTAGTGCAGTATGGAAGTTGTCGCCTTATATTAAGCAAGTCATTGAGCTTTACGCTAAGTACACTATTGCAAGCGAGAAGCAGGCTGAGGCATTAAAAGAGATAGCCTTAGGTGTTAAAACGGCCGTTAATGACATCCACCTTGTTAAGACAGAACTACCCAAGGTATGTGGCTACAATGGCAACGAGCGCAGAGCGGTAGGTAGTAGCGGACGGCAGTAAAGCAGTGGTATAATAGCCATAGAGTTACCCCGCAGAGAGGACACAACTAGATGATACCTATTGTTTTTAAGACACTTGAGTTTCTATTTAAGAGCGGCACGGTGGCCAACCTAGCCCTAGTGGCGTGGACGATATACCGCCATGTTGGGGGCAAGACAGGCTGGCAAGTGGTTTATGACCTTGGCACATCATCGCTGTTGATGCAACTTAAGACTTACCTACCCAAGCGGATGACCGAGAGCGATTTATGGGCAAAGGTAACGGCATCGCTCCCCTACGTCATTGGGGCTATTAAAGCGTGGCGTGAGGCCTAGCCATGCAAGGGGCTTACGCATTGCCAGCGATTGACACCCGCTTTGGTACACTTTTTGGCCGTATTGATGGTAGGCC